GGAGCAGTTAAACTAGCTTGACCTACAGTAGTTGGGGCTTGTAAAGTTGACCCACTTAATAATTCGTTTTGTTGTACTTGTTGTTGTGTATATGTTTGTTTTGCTGCGTCTGCTATTTCTGGACTTTCAACTTGGTCTGCTAAAAATTTATCAATGTCTTGATTTCTTTTACCGATATCTGTTGCTTGTCCCGGTTTTGCTGCTGTTGGTATATTTTTAAAATCTCTAGTTGCCATTATTTACTACTTCCATTTTTAACAAGGTACTCTTCCATCCACATTACCTTTGCTTTAATTACAGCTATGTCTTGTTGCATTTGAGTAATTGTATCTACTTTTGCTGCAACAGCTTCTAGCTTTGTTGAAAACACACCCCAAGTTATTCCTAATGCTAGGATTAATGGAGCATACGATATTAATAATTTAAGGTCTATTTTCATATCCATTTATTTCATATTTGATAAAGGGTTTTCCAGAGCAGTCTGTATTTGTTTAATAACTTTGTTCTCTAGTTTCTCCATATCATCCTCTATTTGTTTTATTGTTTCATTTAAGTCTTTTGTGTTAGAACGAGAATCTTCTTTTACTCTTTGTTCTACATCATTAACAATTGATTCTATTCTTCGTACATCAGCTTTGATATCAGTTTTTAAATCAGATACAAAAGTTAATTCGTTTTCAAGGACAGCTATTCTTTTGTCTATTCCACTTAAGTCTGGTGCAGTATAGCTTTGGATTTTTTCTTTCATATCCATGTAATCTTTATACACTTCAAATCCACCCCATAGTCCACCAATAAGAGAAGTTACTAATGTAATAACAATTGCCATTTTACCACCAGTAAATTTAATTCCTGCAAATTCTACTTGTGCCATTACTTTCCTTGTCCTCTATATTTTTTAAAACTTCTTCTTTTATGTTTATTCATTTTCTGCTTACTAGGAAATCTTCCTATCGAAGTCTTATGAAAAATAGGTTCATGTGCAACATGGTCCTTAAATTTTTTTGCCATCTACTCAAGTATTAATTTAGTAATATGTTTATTACCTAATGAATCTGTTTCTGTTTCTGCCATTGATTTTATACATTGATACTCTACAGAGTTTGATAAATTTCTCGAAGCAATCCTTTTGCCTTTTAAGCAGTCACTCATAGACTCTTGTATTCTATGTTCTTTAATTTCTCCATTAACAATCATAAGTAGGGCTATGACAACCTCAGTAAGCTTTTCCATTTTCTCTCACCTTATCTTTCAATTTTTCTATATCAGCTAATGCTTTATCTAGTTGCTTCTCAACATGTTCAAGCATAACTTGGTTATGAATATTTTTATCTAACAACTCTTGGTGTTTCTCTACAGTCTCGTACAAATCTTCCAATAATAAAAATTGCTCTTTATCAACTGTTGTTTGTTCACTTGCTTTTAACAAATCTGCATTCATTAACTCACGACTTGTTTCAAGAGAAGTTAACCTAGCTGTAATTTCTGTAAAGGCAAAAATTCCTGCCGATACTGCTATAATTATTCCAATCATATTTTTGATTGGCATACTTACTGATGTGTTTTCACTTACTTTCATATTATCTATATTGCATGTCAACTAACTCATTATGTGCTGAGTTACTACCACCAAACAAAAAGTACTGAGCCATATTGTTTGTTGATAGTGTACCATCCGGCAAAGTAACATCTGTAAAGAAACCTTCAATATCTGGTAAGTTTTGTTGTGTGCTAAAAAAATCTTTTGAGTTCCCTAATACTTGCATTACCACCAAAGTCTTTAGTTGGTTTTGGGAATCATACTTTCCTTTATCACCCATCTTCTTTACAATCTTATTAGCAGCTTTCTGTTTTGCTTCTTTCTTTACTTCTGCTTTTTTAATTTCTTTTGGTTGTTCTTTTGTTTCTTCTGTCTTAGCTTCTGCTGTTTCTGTAGTTTCTTTTTCTTCAACAACTTCTACTTCAACTTCTAATTCTTCTTCTACTTCTGCGACTTGAACTTCAACTGGTGCTTCTTCTGTGTCTGAAGTTTCCATTGGTATTTCCATTTCAGATTCAATGTCCATACTAAAATCTAATTCTAATTCCATTTCCATTTCGACAGTCTCAATACTTATTTCGTCTTGAGATTCTTCTATAGGTTCAAAATTAAAATCACCTGTCTCATCTACTATCTCATTGTTTTCAAATATAGTTTCAACCACATCTATAACTTCTTCGGGTGCATCTATATTTAAAGCAAGAAACATTTCAACTGATGTTATTGTTTGCGTAACTATTGTATTAACTACATTGTACAATACATTAATAGTTACATCATCAAACATTGGACCAACTGCAAGATTAATATCTCTACCACCAACTTCTACAATTAGTGTTGTTAGTCCGCCAGAAAAATCAAAACCACCAGAGTACTCTTGATATCCTGTTGTTACACCAGTCTCTGACAATATATCAGTTCCTGCAAACTTTTGCGTATTACCATCTTTACCAGTAATATGCATGTAAATTCTATCTTGTGGGTCAGACTTATTTACTTTGATAGTATAGTTTGTTCTACCACCTCTATCTATTTCTAAGTCTGATATGCTAATGGTTTGGTAAAATGTTGTACCCATTCCACTAACACCCATTCTACTTGTGCTATTTCCACTTCCAGTTATCATTGCACATTTGTCTGTACCTAACTGTCCGCATGAATTACCACTTGGCATTGTAGCAGGACCTTGACCGCCCCAATCTATATCCATGTCACCTTCATACTTAGAAGAGACATAACCACTATTACCATCTAGTATATTACCAGAGTCTTCATTTGTTACTGTCGTAGTTGTTGTATCAGTAACTGTTGTAGTAATAGTTGTTATACCAGTACTATCTTGAGTAACTTCTTCTGTAATAGTTTCTTCTATTACTTCTGTTACTCCGGGTTCACATAAACCTGTAACACCTGTTGGACATTCTGCCTTAGAAGGCGACACCAAAAGCAAGAGCAGTAATAACCATAGGGATAATATTATGCTTAGACTTTTGCTTTTTATCATCTGATAAAGTATAATCATCTTCAGTAACTTCAACCTCGTTCCACTCTTTTTCATTTTGTTTTAAGTCTGCAACAAGCTGTTTATGTATTAAACTTTTCTTTGGTATTCTATCTAAATTTTTTTCCCAACTTACTTTAGCTGCATCACCAATATCACCCATGTAAGGACATGGTGTACCACTCATCCACATTGCATCAAAAACTCTTGGGTCTTGACATAGTGTAGATACTGCTGCAACTTTCATACCCATACCATATAAACTTCTGGATAATTTAATTCTTTCACAATTTTCATCAGTTACTGTCATACCAGAAGCAAGACCAAGTATCTGAGTTTGTATTGCGGCACTAGCTGCAGTCTTACATATGAATTATTTACAACCACACTTGGAGCATTAGCTGTAGGAGGTGTATTGTTTGTTACTACAGTAGATGAAACAGTATTAGTATCTGCAGCATACGAAGTTGTTGCAAATAAAATAAATAATATTGTTACTAACCATTTCATTTATTATAGTTTAATTACTTCATCCCAAGACTTAGTTACTTCGTTCCATTTATAAGTTTTTTCTTCTGTAGTAGCATTTGATGGATATGGAATAGGTGGTTTCCATAAACAAGTTTCCTCATCTAAAATCCAACTTTCATATATTTTTGGTTGAATAAAAGCATCTCTATTTTTATCATACCAATATCCTATACCCGCAAAGTTTTTTCTAAAATTATGATTATAAGATGTTTGAACCCATGTTGCGTTATGGTCATTATAAAAATCTTTTAAAAAATCTATACCTGCTTGTTCAGTTGTAGCAATATCATTTGAAACTACTTCAACTTTTTCAACAATATCTCCTATTCCTAATTTTGCAAAATGTGCCATTATATTGTGTAACTCCCATTTCCTGTAAATTTCATTATTGTTCTTCCTCCACTTTGTGAAACTGCCGGAGAACCACTAGTTGTTCCAGAATATTGAGAAGTTAAAACACTTAAATAAGCAACTCCAGAACCACCTGCAGCTCCTCTGTATGGACTTTGAGGATAGTCTCTTGAACCTCCTCCACCACCGCCAGTATTTGTAGTACCTGCGTCTGGATTAGTAGCAGGACTATTTGAACCCCCACGACCACCACCGCCAGTACCTCCAACATTAGCACTTATACCAGAATCAGTACAACCACCACCACCACCTGCTAGTGTAATTGATGAACCTGTTATAGATGTAGTACCACCATTTCCTCCGTTACCGCCAGAAGAACTATTAT